TCCAGCACCTTCCAGAGCTTCAGCCGGTACTCGATGAGGAATTGGGTCTCGGGATAGTCATAGGCATTCTTGTAGTCGTAGCAGCGCAGATCCGCGTCATAGGGATCGAGGCTGTCGACGGTGATCTGGACCGGACTGTCCGTGCCGCGCAGACCCGACTGCCAGAACCCCTCATCAATCACCAGCAGCGCAGGCCGACCGATGACCTTGGGCATGGCGTGGAACAGGCTATCATGGGCGCAGATGATGACCTGCGCGGACTTGGCGAGCCGCTTCTGCCGCTGATATCCGCAGACTTCGTAATGGGGGCACAGGTACGTCTGGCCGTCGCGCTTCACCCGGCAAACGGCCTGCTCGACTGAGAGCTCAGCCGCCAGTGCATCGGCCTGCGCTTCCGGGTCGCGGCACATCTGCTGGTCTGGCCGGTCAGCTTTGGGGTCGGGCGCGGTGCGACCTTTCCAGAGGACTGCTTCGATGCCCGCGACCGCAAAGGCCTCGACCTGCTCTTCGCCGAGGTCATGGCGCGGCACCGCAAAGACGACCTTGCCGCCACCGAGCCTGCCCGCCGCCAGGGCCGCGATGATCTGCTCGCGTACCTGGCTGGTCTTGCCGAGGCCGACCTCGACCGGCAGCCCCAGCATCGGCACAGGGGTGGTATCCGTGTTCTCGGCATCCGCCGGTTCAGCCAGCAGTTGCTCATGGTACGCATCAACCGCATCCATGAAGCCAGCGATCTGGCCGGCGAGTTCAGCACGGGCCTCTGCGACATCATGGCGGGGTTCGGGATAGGTTGGTTCCCTGGCTGCCACCCAGCGTGCCGAGGCGATGCAATCGCGCAGGGCTTGCGGCCCCAACGCATGCACCAGATCGTTGGCGTCGCCCGCAACCGGCGGGATCGCCAGCCGCGCATCATTGTCGCGCGCCGCTTGGGTCGCTGCAGCCACCCCGGGGTTGTCAGTCCGGCCGGGCTTGTCGTCGTTGTCCGCGACGATGGTGATATCGATCGCGGGATGGCGCTGGCGCAGCACCCGGGTGACCCGCTGCAGGTTGCCGGCATCGAAGGCAACGATCACCGGCTCGCCGATCGCCTCGTGGATGCTGGCCCCTGTTGCCCAGCCTTCGCTGACCAGCAGGTGAGCTGTGTCTTCGCCCCAGTCGCCGATTACCGCAAAATGGTCAGCCTTGGCGCCACCAGCCAGGAACCGCTTGTTGCCCTGCGCATCGATACGCTGGACCGTGTGCAGGGTGCCATCGATGTCGCGCAGGCCAATGACCAACCTCCCTTCGGAGTCGATCAGGAGGTCGTGCGGCTCGATTGCCTTGGCTTGGAGATAGGGATGCGTCGATGGCGCAGGAACCGCGCTGGCCAGGATCCGCTGTGCTTCTTCGCGGGCCCTGGCAGCGAGATCCGCCTGGTCCGGCGCAACCGTCCTTGGCAGCGACCGGGAAGTGGAACTGGGCGTCGCCGTGCCCGACAGGGTGATGCCGGTGCGCTCCGCCACCCAGTCTCGGGCCCGGTCTGTGTCGCAGCCGAGTTCATGGGCAACCAGCGAAACGAACCCGCCGCCATGGCCAGCCTCGTGATCGAACCATTGCCCGGCCTTTGCACTGTCCACTCGGACCGCGAGGCTACCCTTGCGCCGGTAGCGCCATTCGCTGCCGGTTTTGCCCGACGGTTTGCCCAGAAGCTCGTAGAGGAGCTGGGGCAGCCGATCGGCCAGCGCTGCGTGAAAGTCGGCGGTTCGGCTCACGCAGGCCGACGCTTCCCGGGGCGCAGGCCCACGCGATCGTGCCCGTTCGCCAGAACAGGCCGATATGCATCAGGAAAGGTTGCGTGAACCACGCTTGGCGCGCCCTCGAAGTGTCAGAGGGCACGACAAACATCATCAATTATGCACGGGCGAAACGTGCCAAGCGGTCAGCGTTCGGGACCTGTTTCGGAGTGTTGAAGGGCTGAAGGGTTCAACCCTAGAAGGACCGCTTGCCGCCCCCGCGCTGGGATGACGGCAGGCGCATGATCGTCGCCATGGCCTTGGCAAGGTTGTCCGATACCGGCTCGCCCTCGACCTGTTGCTCTTTGAACCAGTCGACCAGGCATTCCTTCTTCGACTGATCGTTCTCCGTGATCTGGAACTCGGCAATCGCGGCCTTGATCAGCTCGAGGTATGGCGTGGTGTAGTTCTGGGCTTGTGACTTGGATTTGTGGACAGGCTCACCCAATGGCCAAATGGCTTGAGTAAAAAAGGTCGGCACAGTGATGTCGACATATTCGCCTTCCTTCAATCGCAGCACTGCGCCATCCCCCTTGTCCCATGACAAGATACCACTGCGCCATTCGGCGGGGCTGATGGGCTGCGGAAAGCCAGAGTGGAAAATCCATTGCGGCTCCTGCTCTGGCCAATTGGGGTTCTGTTCGGACGAATACCGGCCAGTCGAGATCAAGTCTCCATCGCGTAGTGCTAGTAGAACGTCGTCCTCAGCCATTTGCTGATAGAGGTCCTCATACTCATCGATTAATTCAGCACTTTTGGTTTTGCGAGGCACACGCTGCCCCACCTCGCGCTCAATGTGACGATGCACGGCGCAACCAGCGTGGTGAAAAGCATCTTTCAATTTCCAACGGGTTCGATCGAGTTTGGCGACAAACATAAATGTTCCGAATCACGGGTGGGTGGGTTAGGAACATAAATAGAACATTTGAGCCCATCAAGAGCACTGCGGCGCAATGGGTTGAACGGTTCAACCCTCGTACGGGATGACGATAGCAAGCGGGCGAAGCCCCTTCGAAGGTAGAGCGGGCAGGACTGAACCGCGAAACTGTGCCCATGAGCAACACCAGATCCATCCCACCTTCCCATCCCGACGATCGGCTCCGGGCCGTGCGCCCGAATGCCCTCCACCCATCCTGCCTGAACCCGGCCGAACGCCGCGCCGAAATCTGCGCAATTCTCGGCTCCGGCCTGGTCCGCCTGCACCGGCGTGGTGGCAACGAACTATCTGCAGGCATTGGAGATTTTACGCTACACAACCCGGTCGAACAGAGCGGTAGTGCGGATCCAACTCATTGGAGAACCGCATGACCATGACCGATCCAATCCCGGCACGCATTGCCGCCCTGAAAACCGCCTCGACGTCGGAACTGAAGAAGCAGTGGCGCGCCCTGTTCAATAGCGAGCCGCCCGCGTTCAATCGTCGTTTCCTCGAGACGCGCCTAGCTTATCGCATCCAGGAGCTGACCTACGGCGGCCTCAAGCCCGACACCGTCAAGCGGCTGGAAGCGCTGGGTGAGCAGTTCGACGGCGGCAGCCCGATGACCCGCCGGATCCGCACAGACCTCAAGCCAATCACCGGCACCCGGCTGATCCGGGAATGGCAAGGCGTTGAGCATGTCGTGACCGTGACCCGCGATGGCTACGAGTGGCAGGGACGACCCTACAAGTCCCTGTCATCGGTGGCCCGGGGCATCACCGGCACACGCTGGAGTGGCTGGGTCTTCTTCGGCCTCAAAAACCATCGGAGGGCGGCATGACAAAGTCGCAAGAGAAGCCGGCCCGCAAGCTGCGGTGCGCGGTCTATACCCGCAAGTCCTCGGAAGAAGGCCTCGAGCAGGAGTTCAATTCGCTCCATGCCCAGCGCGAGGCCTGCGAAGCCTACATCGCCAGCCAGCGATCCGAAGGCTGGGTGCTGGTCCGCCACCAATACGATGATGGCGGGGTCTCGGGCGGCACGCTGGAGCGGCCGGCCCTGCAGCGGCTGCTGGCGGACATCGAGGATGGACTGGTCGATGTCGTGGTCGTCTACAAGATTGATCGCCTGTCGCGCTCGCTGATCGACTTCTCGAAGCTGGTCGAGGTGTTCGACCGGAACGATGTGACCTTCGTATCGGTGACCCAGTCGTTCAACACGACGACTTCCATGGGGCGGCTGACCCTCAACGTCCTGCTGTCCTTCGCCCAGTTCGAACGGGAAGTGACGGCCGAGCGGATCCGCGACAAGTTCAAGGCCAGCCGCATGAAGGGCATGTGGATGGGCGGGAGCCCGCCGCTTGGCTACGATGTGCAGGCCCGCAAGCTGGTCACCAACGCGGTCGAGGCCGAACATGTGCGCTGGATCTTCGCCCGGTTCGTGGAATGCGGGTCTGGCACGGTCATGGTGAAGGAGCTCAGGGAGCGCGGGATCACCACGAAGAAGGGCAAGCCGATCACCAAGGGGTTCCTGCACCGCCTGCTCAAGAACCGCGTCTACATTGGCGAGGCCGTGCACAAGGGTGCCAGCTATCCCGGTGAGCATGACCCGATCGTGCCGCATGACCTCTGGGACAAGGCACAGGCGATCCATCAGGTGAACCCGCATCGGCGCGCTGGCTACACCCGAGCCCAGACCCCGGCGCTGCTGAAGGGCCTGCTGTGGGGGCCAGACGGTGCGGCGTTCTCGCC